GCACAGAATTTGAAGGCCCACATCGCAACGCGGGAATTACCACCTGATCCCTCCTCTCCCGAGAGGGGGGGTGACGAGAATTACCACTTTCCCCTTTGAGTACTAATGGCCAGCTCCTGCGACGGCTGGGAGGGTTTATAGACATCTCCAGGTCCGATTAAACTCTACTGTTGACTAGCCATGTTAGCCACGTTGGTGGCTAGCAACCTAAAGAACGTATTACCGTTCACAGCCGCATTGTTCGATATCCCAGTAACCATCAAAGAAGGCGCAGAATTAACTGCACCATCATATGAGGTGTACATCCTCAAAACACCAGACTGGATCACCTTCACGAAGAAAGGAGTTAAAGGGTCAAAAGCTGTACCCCTGAACGTCCCAACCGTAGCGGTAACCGCCTTGTCAATGAGGACCTTGAACACCGAACCAGTAATCAAATCTCCCATTGCTGAGAGAAGTGGAATCACTGGCACCAACGGGTTGGCTGCAACAGTTTCTTGCGGAATGGTAACAGAGTCAAATTTCCACTCCGGCGTGTGATGTACACTAGTGGCGATGGCCCCAGTGGGGGTAAACAGCCTTACTCGGTAGTCAAACTTGAACAAACCACCAGATATGCTGGCAATTGCCGCATTGGTGTACGCATAAGCTATACCCTGCGACGTATTGCGTATATCAGCACCATCCAGTGTTGGGGTCATAAAGTAGGAGGCCTCATCGCCAGTAGACTTCTTAAAAGTCATACCAACGGGCTTCCACACTTGACCCACGACCGCAGCCTGGTTTGACATTAGCCTACTAATGTTGGCCGCTGACGAAATACCAGGTACGGGCGCATCAAGGGGATCACGATCATAATACATGTACAAAAGCCCACCAGTAGTAGCGGAGCAAGTTGGCACGTAAGTGATCCTGATCTCATGAAAGAGAAACCTTTCAAACAGTCTAGCCATGGATGCCAGTCGGGTCCCAACCCATGTTACTGGGTTGAAATCTGCGACAAACACGATGCTATTGGACACTGTGCCCATTTGCACCATACCGACAATTTCAGTACCGCTGCAAACGATATCCCCGGAGTCACCAGAGTTCATAACATTGAACCTCGTGCTGATTGAGACCGAAGTATTCGAAGCGGAGGCGGTTCCTCCTTTGCCAGTTCCAAGTCCCTTCTGTTGACCTCCACCACTGCCTTTAGAACCTCCGGAGTTATTATTTCCAGAGGATCCTGCCCCGGACTTTTGGGACTTATTGTTACCCTTATTCTTTTTAGAATTGGCCATGCTGCTCCGAGTATTGCGAAAACTAATGCGATATAAGGGGTTACTGTTGTGGCACTTGCCATAAATAATCTTTTTATGCAGGCTAGCTATTTAACGTGTCTCCACGACCCGCATAATCAGATGGCCATATCCTACGTGCGGCACTTAAAAGCACGCCGGAAGAGCTTCACTGATGCCCCAACCATAGGCGCCTTATGGCACGCAAGGTTGGAACAGAGCCCACAAAATCAGACACGACAGTTGGCAAGTCATCATCGTAGGCGCTAAGATCCATCTCTACCCCATTAGCCACTAGTTCTTTCACGAACCCGTGGATGATGTTTCTCACCGGAACATTCCAATACGCCTCAACCAAGAGTGCGCAAGCCCTAACCAAGGTCTGTCCAGGCGACTGCTTCTTCGGGGGTTTTAATACCGAAGCAACAGTTTTTCGAGGTTCGGTGGGTTCACCAACCCAGTGGCCATCTTGCGTTTTAAACAATCTGGTTCCCAGGAAGGTTAGCCCCTCGAGATTTTCAGACTTTACTGTCTCTTGAACTTTGAAGTGCACACCGCATTCCTCGTAATACGGGGCCCTCGCCTCAGCGTTGAACCTATCAACAACCTCTTCACTCATCGATGTAAGCTCATCATCACCGTAATGTGCAGTTTCCACGTTGGACTTGAAATGTCCATAATCGTTACTAACTGTCATCATATACGAATAAGCCATAACAATGAAGTGTATGAGGGTGTTGTCAACGGTCGTGTTAGGGTCACCGGACATCATACCATGATCCACAAACAGTACATATCCCGTAGTGGTTACTAGGTATGAATCGATGGATTGTTTGTAGTAATACTCCAACCTCTGACGATTCTCTGGTGTCCTATCCTCCTGCCGTAACATCCGCCATCTGAATTCCATGCACAAATGTCGGACCCACCTCGCCTGCCTAGCGTCATACTTGGACATGTCAGCTTCCTCCTTAAAAGGATGCTTGTTAATCTTTTCTGCTAAGGTACCCAGACCTCCATAGAACTTATTGAAACCCATAGCAGAACTAGTCCGCAACGGTATTTCGTACATTCTATGATTGAAGTCCTGCACCATCCTACAGTAGGAAAAGTGGTATGCTATATCTGGTCCAGTAATGGACCTAACATTGTCCTCCTCAAGCTTTTCTTGCGGCAATAATTCCGTTTTCACAAAGTTATGCCATAATACTGGGGCTTGGATAATGTGCGCGTACTCCCAGAACGCCGTAATGTCAGTCGAGCACTTCCGAATAGCCTCACGCTTCGTTCGATAGTACCATTTATATGGTATCCCTGGGGTGGTTGACCCCTGGATATCTACCTGCTCAAAGTCAAGAACCTTATAACCCTCAACGTAATGGCCGAACTCACGTTCCATCCACTCCAAAAGGTTTTCTTGGATTTCCGCTGGGGGGGGTTTTTCCACGGTAGGCAACCCATACCTAGAGACAGCTTTAAGCTCCCTCCTGAAGGTCGGAAAGCAAATGTTAAAATCCTCAAACGTATCACGTATACCATGATGAATGAGATACTCCGAAAACCATTTATCATAATCCGCACGAGCTGGATTCTGATATAGCCCAGGAGCCTTTGCTAACCTCCCAACACACCGCAGGCCAGTTTCTTTAAGCATCAGCTGCTCATCTTCCTTGGAGATGGGCCATATAGCAGCTGAGGCTAAATACCACAGGGGTACTAGGCCATACTCCCGGAGGAGACGGCCGTTCCACCCTGCCCTGTCACCACAGGGCCCCTCTGAAAAACCTGGCCAAGAACCATGTTGGCAGCCAATTTGTGATCAAGTTCACAACTGGTGTCTTCACAGATCTTGCCAGAAAGGATAGTCTGGCAGGGTTTAACCACCTTCTTACCCTTATTTTTCTTCTTCTTTGGGGTTGGTGTGTTGACTTGTTCCACAACTGGCTCAACTTTCGTTGTGCCAGCTTCCCTCAAAAGTGTCAACAAGCTTTCGAGAACGTTTTCCTTGTCATTGCGGCTTGCTTTAGGCGACGTTGGCGGGGTCAACGGTTTACTAACTCGCCCTTTGCCAGCTTCATGATACTTGAGGCCAGACATAGGGTCCACGCTAAAATCCATCTCCTCGTCATCATCCGCCCAATTGAAGTCCATCGCAAACCGATCATATCTCCGGCCCTTTTTCTTGTTCTTTAATGGGGTTTCCAACTCCAATTCAAGATCAATACTAGGGGCTGGACTTCGAATAGCTTCAATGTCCTCCACTGTAAACGAGTGGAAGCGCTTATTGACACTACCGTTTGTAACTCCTTCATGAACCCCCAGGACGACTCTGCCTTGCGCCAAAATTGGCGAACCAGACATTCCAACAGCCGACCCAGCCATATGGTTTCGGTCTTTCACACGTGAAGTGCTGAACTTAAGTTCATCGCCAGTCACAGGATAACCCATTATGGCGATCTCCACATCATGTTCGGGGTCAAGGCGCCGAGCCCTAAGGCCGGGAACCAACGATTGTAAATGGCGTGGCATGGCACACAATACCATGTCACGTTGATGACCCTTGGACCTATAATAAGGCACCAAGGGGAACCTAACCATTTTACCGTCGGCTAACCTAACCTCTACTAACAATGTGTTTCCCTCATCGTCCACCATCGGCTTGCCAAGTACGATGTTATCAACATCACTATCAGCATGCGCGACAGTACTCAACTTATCACCAATTTTGGAGGCTGTAGCCCAACCCTCATACACTCCCTTTCTTTTCCGCACTACACGGAAAATAGAAGCTGCGCATCGTGAGTTGAACGTTATAGCCCCAGATTCATTCTGCGTACTAGTCAAATCCTCGTCGAGGTACTTTATTCCCGCAACGTAGGTGCTATGATTGTTCGGCATTTCGGAGTAAACGGGGAGGGTATCGTAACAAATATACTCATACTTGGTAGCCATAGGATGTGTTTGTGGCGGGTGCGCCAAGCGGTCCACCTTATCCACTATGGCATCCAAGGCCTCAAGTATTCGCTTATTCATGTCATACCCAGCTTCGAGCCCAACCGAAGTGTCTGTCTGAGCTACAAACTCCATCTTGTGATAGGGTTGTGGCTCATTCATGCCAGCCTGAGGCCGTACTCGGTCGTATAAACGACGTTTCCATTCCCTGGACTGTTCCATCGGATTGGGATACGATATGGTCGGTTCGTAACCAATTGGTATGTTAGTCGTCCATTGTAAGAACTTCTTAGCAAACCAATTGTCAACAATAAAGAAACGTTGCGTGGTGAACGTATTGGTCAAATAATCTGTGACCTTACGTTCATCAGTCTTCAGGTTGGCCAAGGCCAACGAGTAGGCCCACGCAGTCCCAACCACACCAAGCAAAAATGTTGCTACAGGTGAGGGTGGGATAAGATAAAACACAGATTGAATAATCGCTTGACCCCAGGCCATCTGTCTCCAGATGGATACCTTCCAGGCTCTATTCAAAAGTGTTACCAAGCCAATAACAATCACCCACTGCACAGCAGTGAAGGCGAAAACTGGCCTAACCACACAAGAAAGAAGCCATGTAGGTATGGCCCACATGTACACCCGTTCAGTAAAC